CTTGAGGGTGCTGATGCAGTAGCTCCAACACTAGAAACAACAGAACGTGTTGGTAACAGAACTCAAATCTCTGACAAAGTAGTGCAAGTATCAACAACAGATGACGTAGTAGATAAAGCTGGTCGTTCTACAGAAACAGCATATCAACTAGCTAAAGCTTCATCAGAACTAAAAAGAGACATGGAATCTATCCTATTGTCTGACCAAGCACAAACTGCTGGCGATGCTTCAACAGCTCGTAAGCTACAAGGCATGCAAGCTTGGGTTACTACTAACGATGTAGATGCTGGTGGTGCTTTTGTAGAGCAAAACCTAAAAGATGCAATGTTAAAAGCTTATGACGAAGGTGGCGAACCATCAATGTTATTAGTTTCACCTAAAAACAAGGTGGCTGTATCAGGATTTACTGGTATTGCAGAACAGCGTTATCAAGCTCCTAAATCTTCACCAACTACAATCATTGGTACTGCTGACGTATATCTGTCAGACTTTGGTACACTAAATGTAGTTCCTGATAGATTCTTGGACGATGCTTGTGCATTATTTGTTGACCCAGCAATGGCTAACGTAGCTTACTTGAGACCTTTCAAGAAAACTAAACTAGCTAAAACTGGTGATTCAGAGAAGCACCTAATGAACGTTGAGTACACACTCGTTGTTAAAAACGAAAAAGCTCACGCTAAAGTATCAGGTATTGTGTAAATAAGTAATAGCCCTCTTCGGAGGGCATTACCAATAAGGGATAATATGAAGAAATTTAAAGACAGTAATGATAGGACTACAAGTGTCGGTCTTAATGATAAGGATGAAATAACACTACAAACAGAACAAAACGTAGATGCTCTAATTGAGCAAAACAAAAAAGAATATAATAACGCTGAGACTAAATGGTCAGACCAATTGTTCGGAAACAAGGTGGCTAGCATACCATTCACAGCAATAGACAAGCTAAACACACAGGGGATTATGAAAGGATTTACAGTATTAGACCAAAAGAAATTCTTTGCTTGGTTGAATGACCCTGATAATTTGTTTTTCAGGACTAAAAAAGGACACCTATAAGATATGCCAGCATTTACATCATATGACAATTTAAAGACTAACATAGCAGATTATCTTGCAAGACAAGACTTAAATGAAAAGATACCTATGTTTGTGTCGTTAGCAGAGAAGAGACTTAACAGAGATTTAAGACTCAGACAGATGCTACAACAAAGTACATATACTCTAACTTCTGGTTACACAGTACCAACACCAGCAGACTTCTTAGAGATGAAAGATATTCATATTGATGCAAATCCTGTAGTTAATCTTAACTTTAAGACTGTATCTCAGTTCTATAGACTAGGTAATTCAAGCACAACTGGTCAACCTATTAACTACACGTTAGTGAGTGACAACTTTGTGTTAGCACCTAGACCTGTATCTGACCCAACAGTTATTAACATGACGTACTACAAGATACCACAAGTATTATCAGACACTAATCCATCTAACGAATACTTAGAAGTATGCCCAGACTTACTATTGTACGCATCATTAGTAGAGTCAGCACCATTCTTAATGGATGATGAAAGATTAGTAACATGGGAAAATTTATACACAAGAGGATTAACAAGCATAACTAAGTCAGACGAACAATCAGAATTCCCAGCTCAACCACTCGCAGTACAAATTACATAGGACACAACATGGACTTTTCAAATCACCTAGCAGACAAATTAATAGATGCCACAGTAAGAAATATACCTTACGTTACACCAGCTGAAGTATTTATTGCTTTATACACAACAGACCCAACTAAAGAGGATATAGGAAGTGAAGTAAGAGAGCCTTCTTACAACAGACAAGAGATTGTGATGTCAGTTCCAGTTGAAGGTCAATCAGAAAACTCAGCACAAATAGACTTTGCTGAAGCAACAAGTAACTGGGGTATGGTTACACACATTGGCATTAGAGACCAAGCTTATGATGGAAACTTATTGTATTTTACAGCTATAGCAAAT